ATTTGTACTATCAAAAATAGTAAATGGATTAGAAACTCTTAATCTTCCAAATGCATCATAAGCATTTGATCCATTTCCACCACCAATGACTGTAGGTTCTACGTTGACATTATTACAGGACATTAATTAGACCTCATGTTAAACCAAGTAAATCTTTCTATCTCCTGTTTTAACTCTTCTTGAAAAGCAAAGTTTAATTGATTTTTTAATGTTTCTAAGGAAGCAACAATTTGTCTTTGGTTTGTGACCTCATATTGTTCTTTAGGTTCTGGAATGTATACAGTAATCTTTGCCATTATCTTCTACCATCAGGTTGAAAATCAAATCTAAATAAACCTAGTCTCCAGTTTTCATCTGTAGAATCATTAGATATCTTTAGTGCAGCTAACCTTGCTCTAGCTCTTAGATCTACTTTTTGAGTTGAACTATTAATAGTAAATGGCCCTAAAGGTGAACTTGTTTGTGTATCAGAGGGATAGTCCCTTAATTGCATAGTCACTTCTGCATCACCTTGTAATACTTTAAAGTCAGGTACAAATCTTCTAATTTTAATAAAAAATTCACCATCTCCGTTAGCATCTAAATCAAAATCACCTGATTGAATATAAGCAGCTATTGCAGTTTTATTTCCATTTACGTCTACTTCATTAACTCCTGTTTCGTGTTCATAATAAATAGATTTACCCTGAGAAGAACTTATACCGTTAACTGTTGGAAAGTTAGGTGCACTATTTTCTATAAATTTAGTTGCATAAGGTTTATCAAATATAACTTGATCTACATAAGAAGATCTTGCTAGAGTGCCCGTCACCCATGTTCCCTCTAAATAATTATATACAACCATTCTATTTACAAACGTACTTGAAGCGTCAGGGTAGAACCAAATTATTTCATTAAATAAACTATTATGTGAAGAATAAACTTGTTGGCCTGCATTTTGATTTAACCCTGGATTAGTTCCTGTAGTTTTAAAAATAAAATCTTCTACAGGACAAGGCATACGTTTTACGGAACCATCATAAACAAAAAATCCTCCTTCATCTGACATCCAATAAACAGTAGTATCTACGAAAACCATAGAGTTTTGTCCTATTATTCCGCAATTCGAACCAACTTGTCTAATAGAAAAAGTAAAAGGTGGACCAACGAATTGCATGATATATGCTGAAGTATCCGTTCCTACAAATGTATAATCTTTACCTTGAACAGCACCACGTATTTCACTTCCTGAATCTAATTGAAACGTACCTGCAGTATTTACTGAAGTAGGTTGATAATCAGTACGATCTTCTTGGTCAGAAAATCTTATAAACATTTTATCCTGTGTACCAGAGACACCGATTGTTGTTTCAGTTCCTAAATGAAATAAGTGCCTGTCTCTATCCGAAACAATTGTCATCACAGATGCAGTTGGATTATTTGCAATACTTGTTGCTCTAGTTTCTAGTGCACTTGAATCTGTAGCTATGGGATTCCAGTTAAAAGATCTTCCGTTGTGTACTGTTGCAATTAATATTTGACCATAATTATCTAGTGACCATGAACCAGGATCTAAAAAAGTTGTTGTAGATGATCTTGGAGTCCCCCAAGTGCTAGCACCCCAAGTACTGGCACCCCAACCAAATCCTCCTGTTTGAACTAAACCTCCTATGTTTATATATGGTAAAGGGTCTAAAGTTCCATCATTCGTGGCCCCTGTACCAGTTTCTGCAGAAGGCATGGTAATTGTAAAAGTTGTTGAGCTTGGAACTGTTTGAACTTCAAATAACACATCATCAAAATCTGTTGCTGTATAATCTGTGTCTGGTGAAGTAAATGAACCTGCATTTTCAAAAGTTAATATATCGCCAATATTAAGATCGTGTCCAGCGGATGTAGTTATAGTTACAGTTGCAGACCCATTTGTAGTTGTAATATTAGCTCCTGTAGATTGTCTATCAGGATCTATGGGAGTTATGTCGTAGAAAGCTCCTGAATAATAAATATATAAACATCTGTTAGTACCGATGGCATTGTATTTTCTTCCATCTAAATCAGTAAAAGTATGTTGTGCTCTTGCAATCCCAATCAATTCTGAAGAGGTTTCCTGTACCCAACCCCCTATTTTTTCAGGTTGACCATACCTAAATCTTACATTATCTCCATCTACCCAGTTGTTCTCATTCTGTGTATCTGTCAATTGTTTATTAAATCCAGGTCTAAAAGGTATTTTTGTTAAAGCCATGGCATTATTATACACTAACCTATTATATTCATAAAGTATTCTAACTTTTCTTATAAATAACCATATTCCAATCAAGATCTTTAATTAAATCGTCTAAATGTTGTTTTTGACTCTTGTTTAATTTACAGTATTCAATAAGCTCCTGGGTGTCTACTAAAATCCAACTATCTGTTGTTTCAAAAGCAATTTTGTCTGCTTTTGAATTTACAAAAATTTCTTTTCCTGATTGATCATTGTCCATGGCAAACATTGGTCTAATATCAAATTTTAATAATTGATTTGAAACTTTGTGTGGAATTCCTTCAATATCCCAATGTTCTTTTTTTCTTTCTTCAGGGGATGGATATCTGATTTCTTTTAAATAATTCTCAAAGGACTCTTTTACCATTTAATATCTGTTCTATAAATTGTTTGTGACTTATTTTTTTATCGTTTAAATAATAATTTTTATAGTTAACATAATTATCTAGAACAATATTTCTTAAATTTACATTTAAAAGTTTATATTCTTTTTCAATATTTTCTTTATTAGTAAGTCCGTATTCTTTTAATAACACAATAAAATTGTGCGGATTAAATACATAATAACCTCCTTGAAAATCTTCATCAATTGGTAATCTATCTTTCCATGTTTCAAGTTTATTTAACAAAGAATCTGGCATTTTATTTTCATGATAATAGTGCAAACAAACAAAGTCTTTAATGTTTTCTACAATTAAATTAAATCTTTTATTATATAACTCTATATCTTTTGAAGAATAATTAACTAACATATGCATTAATAAAAAAGATTGTTGAATAGTCATAGCTATAGAAGATGCTTCTAAAGGTTCTATAAAATTAGAACTTAAACCCATAGCAACACAATTACCTATCCATGCTTTATCTAAAGCCCCTGCTTCAAACTTTAAATTGTTTGCAATATTAATTTTTGTTTTTAATAATTGTTCACATTCTTTTTTTGCTTCTTCTGCATTAATTTTAGTGTTATCAAACACATACCCATTACCCCATCTACCTTGAACAGGTATTCTCCAAAGCCAACCATGTTTTAATTTTTTAGATAATGTGTATAAAGAATATTCTTCAGTGTCTGATGTTTGAAATGCAATAGCTTCATTTAAAGGTAGATACTCTTTATAAGAATTCCATTTTGCTCCAAGTTTAGAAATAAGTAATTTTTTAAATCCAGTACAATCAATATAAAAATCGTAGATATATTCTTTTATATTTCCTTTAATTTTTTTAATATTCGTACCTTCAATTTCTACATCAACTAAATTATCTTCAATTATATTAATACCTTGAGTTTTGCATTTTTTTGTTAAAAATTCATTTAATTTAAAGGTATCAAAATGATATTGATTAGGTATATTATTTTCTATAATTTTGTTATCTAATACTTCTTTACATATGTAATTTTCATTTTTAATATCCTTTATAATAGTATGTGCATAACCAGAAAAATATTGACCAAACTTCATATTACTTATAAATCCTGTTACGCTATGAAAGTAATCTTTATCTATCCAGTCTTCAAATTTTACTCCAAATTTAAATGTAGCTCCTGTTTCCTTTATTAACTCTTGGGGTTTTATTAAACAAAACCTCATAAAATCTCTCCAATGCTCTGTACTACTTTCACCAACACCAATAATTCCAGTTTTTGAAGATTTAATAATGTCTACTTGTAGACCTTGAAATCTGAATTTTAAAATTAAAGCAGCAGTTAATCCTGCTGTACCTCCACCTACAATTACTATTTTTTTCATTTATTTAAAAAGATTAAGTTTAAAATTAAAGGATATAGCATATTTACTTTTTTCAGTGTTATTTCTATGTGTCATGTGTTTTAGTTCACTAGAAAAAATAACAAATTTTCCTTTTTCAGGTTTAACTTTTTGATTAATTTGAGGAAAAATTAATTCTTGAGTATGTTTATTTAAATAGATTACTCCTGATAAATATGCAGGATGATCATGTTCTTTAGTTTGATGACTAAAATTTTCTTTTAAACCCCAGGCTTCTGTTAAAGAATAGTTTCTTATATATTTATTTTCATCTATCTTGTCTAAGATAGGAACTAATAATTTAATAAATTCTTTGTCATTACAGAAATAATCCCAACTCGTCATAAATCCAACAACATTAGTTGTAAAATTATTATGAGAATTTTTTATACCCTCTTCTATTTTATCAATAAAATATTTATTATTAATTTTTATTTTTCCAACTAAAAACACTACCTCTTTTTGTATATTAGTTATTATTTCTTTTTCTAAAATCATTTATGTTTTGTAATTAATTTTTTTACTGCTTGTATATTAAAATGTATAAACCTAAATGGATCTTTTCCTTGATCTAGAACAAAATAATGTTTTAAATAAGATGGAAAAAATATAAAGGTTCCTGGTTCAGGTTTTAAGTTTATTTTTTCTGATCCTACACCAGCTATACTTTCATTTTTTAATTCTAATTTACTCATCATAGCACCTGCTCTTGGATCATAAAAGACAGGATAAGAGGTTCTTTTTGAACACTTTAAAAAATAAAAACCAGACATATGATTATTAGAATGAACATGTGCTTCATGATGTCCACCTCCTGATCTTGCAAATTCTTGTACCCAAAGTTCTGTAAAAAATAATTCATATTGTGATAAATCAAAACCCATGTGATCTAAAATATTCCATGAATTAATTCCTATGTAATCTTTTAATTCTTTAAAGTTATTATCTTCTACTAATGAATCTGATTGATGTGTTAATTGATCATCTTTTTTAATATGTAAATCACATAGTTTATTGTATTTTTTAATCCATTCTTTTTTTAAACTTGTATAAATAGGAGTTTGAAAATAATGATTAACTTTAAATTCCATCATATAAGTAACTCTCCATCATTATGGCCAATCTTACCTTTCGGTAAAATATTAACTGCGATAGAATACCTATCCTTGTCTGTATTGTTAGAGCCTATTGCATGAGATAAATTTGCAGGAAAAATAATTAAATCTCCTTTTTCAATAAATACTGTCCAATAAGGAGCATTAAAATTATTATAATTAACTACATCAATTTCCCAATGTGTATAACGCATATCTTGAAATATTATTTTATATTTATCTTCTTGAGACCCATGAGGATAATAACAAGCGCTTAACCAATAATTTTTATGATAATGAAATTTAGTATTAACACCTGGTTTAGTTAAAGTACCCCATGAATTTACAATTTCATGATTTACATTAAATCCAAATACTTCTTTAATAGCTTTTTCTATATGTTTATTCAATTCTTTTTCTAATAACTTACCTGTTTTCATATTTTTTAATAACTTAATATCTTTGGTTATCTGTACTTTTGTTTCATGATTATTATTTACAATTTTAAAATCAGCTTTTTTTAAATCAATTAAAATTTTTTCATGATTAACATTTATATTCTTTATAATAACAAACCTTTGTGTAAATATATCTTGAACTAACATATTAAAAATAATTAATATTCATATTAATTCTAGCTTTTGTGTCTGTAGTGCTTGTACTTTGATGAGGTTTAGAAGGATCAAAAAGTAAAATTCTATTTTCCCTAGAATCTATTTGTATTTTATTTTCTAAAATAGTCTTTCCATTATTTGTATTAAAATAAAAAATAGCTCCTTTATGTTTATATTCATAATCTTTATGGGGTTTATGTATTATTATTTTTTCAGTTCTGGGATAAAGATTTAATTTAATTCTTATTAAAGCTTTATATTTAATAAAATCTAAAATAGGTAAAATAATTTCAAATAAACTACTATTAATTTTTTTATCGAAAATTAAATGACTAAAGTAAGAATTTTTATTTTCTTTGTACTCTTTATGGGTTTTTGGAAATTCAACACTCTCTTGGAAAAACCAAGGAGTATGATCTGAAATAATTTTTTCTTGCATTCTTTTAAAAGTATTAATATCTAACAAATTATCTGTAACTTTATATTTCATACAAATGTAAAAACAATAACTATTCTTTTTCCTTTTTCAGGCATCTGCATGTAATGAGGGCAGTCTTCAAACATAAAACCTCTATATTTTTTGGGATTTACTTTTTTAATTACTTTCTTTTTATCTTTAGATAATAAAAAAGTAGAAGCATTTTCATTATCAGTTAAGTAAACTAGTAATTGTTTATGAAAAAAATCATGATCATTGTGTATCAAACTTTTAGTTGTGCCTACATTAAAAGTAAAATTAACAGCTATTCTTAAAATTTCTTTATATTTTATTTTATTTTTTTTAGAAAAAGAATTTAAGATATTTACAAAATGCTCCCCTAATGATGAATTAAAAAAAGGTTCATTTTTTGATCTTAACTCAGGTCTTTTAACAACAGTATGACATAAAAACCCAGTATCATCTGGAGAACCATCTTTATTGTAACATTGATTTTCATTCCAATAATAAGGAAAATTTGAATTCAAAATACCATTTTTAATAAAATGTAAATTTTTCTTAGATAAAAATTTATCATCTACTATTGTTTTCATAACCTTAAACTTATTGCATCTCCTTGATTTATATCACCAGTAATAAATGTGTTAAAAGACAAACTTATCCTTGTTACGTTTTCTTTTACAACTGGTACGGAATGTTCTAAATAAGATGGGAATAAAAGTAACTTTCCAGGTTCAACTGGTACATCCCATGAGTTAGAATTAAAATAATTAAATCTAAATGGTTCAATTTCAAAATTGTTTTGAGGTTTTTTATGAAAAGAAATTATATCTTGTTTAGCTGTATTAAAATAAAAAACTCCACTTATAAAACTATTTGGATGATAATGTTTATGATGTCTTTCACCTTTTTTTGTAAAATTTAACCAAGACTCTGTAGTATAAATTCCTATTTTATGTTTTGAACATATAACAGTTTCTAAATATTCTTTAAGACATAAAGTTACAAATTCCCTTAATTCATTAAAATCATCATTTGCAAAGACAAATTTATTTTTAGAAGTTTTGTTAAAAATATTGTCTTTTAATTTACTTTTTTCTTTTCTTAAAACTTCTTTTTCTTTTTTAGAAAATGGTCTATTTAAATTAAATTGATAGATAGGTTCAGGAAATACTCCCATTAAATTTTTCATTACCATACCCAAGATACGAAAGTATATCTCGTTCCTTTAGTTACAGGTTCAACTTTATGCGGATAAAGAAAAGTAGATGGAAACATTAAAAAATCACCTGTTTTTAATTTTATTTCTTTATCTTTAAACATTATAAATTTACCACCTATATAATTTTCATTTAAGTTACCAACAATAGATAAAGTTGGAATTCCTTTTCTCTCACCATCAAACATTGAATTAATACAATCCCAATGATGAGCCATTTTTTTATTTTTTTGATATCTATTAAATCTTAATTGAGTGTAGCCATTCCAACCTGGAAGCCATGAAAAATTTAAATCTTTATAATAATATATATGTAATGTATCCCATATTTTTTTCATTATATTATCATAATGAATAAACTGATCATTTCCCCAACAAGTGTCTAATTCATTTTTTCCACTTAACTTAACACCTTCTTTTTTATGAAAGTTATAAAATCTATGTTCAGACCAAGTCTTAGTTTTTAAATCTTTAACAATCTCAAAACAAGTTTTTTTATCTAAAACATTATAGACTTTAATGTAACTCTCTAAATCTTTTTTCATCATTTCTGATGATGTTTATATTTTTTTTAGATTATAAAATCAATAGTTAAGAAGTATAAGGAGTAGAAATCCACTGTTGATTTTCTTCATCCCACTGAAAATAACATGGATTATTTTCATCAAATGTAGGTTTTGGTATAGGCGGTATCCATGAACAAGTTTCTTCATCTAATGTCCAAGATGGATATATTTGAGCTCCAATAAAAGCGTCCCTATTAGGATCATATGTTCCACCTACTTTTGCATAATTTTTTCTAAAAGGTGTTCCTCCAGTTGTATGAGTATTTGCAACAGTATTATAAGATGTTTGTTTCCAATTAGCAGTGGGTTCGTTGTATAAATTTCTTAAAAACTCAACTCCTAGAGATTCTTGTTCTACTCCATTTTGATCAGTTAACAAATCATTGCTTACAACAACAACTTGAGTTACTTGATTACTTTCATTAATTTTTGCAAAGTGTGCCATTAAGCTGTATAACTCCCATTACCAGTAAATCTTAATATTGTATCTGTTCCACTAGTAGAAACCTGTGGACTCCCAGTCGTAGTTCCGCTGTATCTTGCGGTTGGTACTCGAATTATACAAACACCTGATCCTCCTGTTTTACCAGAGTTTCCACATGGATGTAATCCTCCACCGCCTCCGCCAGTATTCGCAGCTCCGTTTTGAGCTCCACCGTTATTTTGATCAAACCAATTTCCATTACCGTTACCACCGCCACCTTGACCACCTTGAGCTTGTGTAGCAGGAGATGCGTGAGGAGAAGTGTTAGTTCCTCCAGCTCCTCCACCAGCGTAATATGTTGCTGTGCCAGTAATATCACTTTGTGCACCGTCTCCACCATAACCGCCAATAGCAGGATCAACTCCACCTTGAGGTGCTCCGTCAGTGTTTCCAACTTCACCTTTACCACCACCGCCTCCAGAAGAAGCGTTACCGAATGTAGGTCCAGAACCTCCCCCATTATTTCCTTCACCAGAGACAGAACCTCCTCCGCCTGCACCGCCGTTATCGGCTCCAGCTCCACCGCCAGATCCACCAGATCCACCAGCTTTACGGTTCCAGTTTCCACCGCCACCGCCGCCAGTACATGAAACACTTACTCCAGTTCCAGATACTTGAGAAGCACTACCATTATCTCCAAAGTCTCCATATCCACTAGATCCTCCACCGCCTGCTCCAACAGTTACAGTGTAAACGTCTCCTACTGTTAGGGTTTCCGATGTATTATCTCTCATACCACCAGCTCCGCCGCCACCGCCTCCAGTGCCGCCTCCGCCAGCTACAACTAAAATTCTTCCTGTGTATTCAGTAATTTGAGCACCTTTAAAATTTCCCATAGAAATTTGTCCACTAGATGGAATTGGAGCAAGAGGACTTCCACCTTGTGTTCCAGATGGAACATTTGGGCCTCCAGCATAATATTCAGAAATAGAAATTGGATTAGATCCACCAAACTCAGTTTGAATGTCTGACATTCCCATATTAGTGCTAGGTACTGGCATTATTTTTTCTCCTTCGTTAATTTTTCTACTTTATCAGATAATACTTTAACTGCTTCAATTAATAAACATGTGAGTCTATCATATTTTACAGCTTTGATTCCATCTTTTCTTTGAGCAACAGCTTCAGGTAAAACTTTTTCTAC